AGTATTTCCATCTTCACTTATCTTTTCAACTTTAAATGAAATAGTATCTCCAACTGCTAAACCAGATAAAGCAGGAATAGTGCTAACATCAATATCAAATGTTTCGCCAGTAGGTTCTGTAGTTTCTTCGGTCATCTCTTCCTCATTGGTCATCTCTTCTCATTATTAGCAGTTTCCTCTAATCCTAATTCTTTCTTTTTCTTTGCCATACAAAAATACCTCCTTTTTAAATTTTTGCCCACTTTTCAAGTTTTAATAAAATACCTCTATAAACATCAAGTCTTACTTTTTTCTTTAAATAACTCCTCTCAATATCTTTGTCATCTAATTTTGAAATATCCCTTGCATTATTAATCTCTTCTTCAATATCAGGTTTAAAATACTCATTATAAAATGGACTGTCAAGAAAAATTTTAGTTAATTTTGCACGTCTATCTCTATCATCTAACTTGTTGTTGTTTTTCTGGATTTTCATTATTTACTTCCTCCTCAGGTAAACTCTTTTTTACTCTTGGAGCAACTCTGTTATTTTGAGTAACTTGTCCTTCTTGACCACCTTGACTACCACCTAATATTTGTGATATTATTGATTGCATATCTGCTCCCCCACCTCCTTGACTACCCTGCGGATATAATATCTCTTCTATATTCTCCATGCCCAATCTATCCATAACCATTTCCAAAAACTTTTTCATATCTCCGCCAGTTTGCCCTATCAAACCTGCTAATATATTCATTGCATTTATAAATTGATTTCTTTCAATATCTCTCCTCATTGCCAAATCATTTAATCCTATATCTAAAGGATAACTATTTTCTAACTCTTCAAGGGGTAATTCAAAAAATTTTGCAAGTTCGGGATATTTTAATAATAATCTATCTGAATCATATTTTATAAGTAATATCAATACATAATTTATAAAATCTAATATATTATCATATATGTTTTGAGCCATCATTGTAAACTTAAACATTGCTTGGTCTGTAATTTGTTTTATACCACTTGCCGTCTCAGTAATCCCTCTACCAGCAGAAGTCCCCATTAAATAATCAACTGCACCTGAAACTTGTTGTGATAACTGAATAAATTCTGAAAGTAACCCAAGTCCTAAACTTACTACATTTGGAACAGGAAAAATAGATATATCATTTATATTATCCTCCCACCCAATAGCATTACCACCTTCAGCAAATAATTCATCAAAGTCAATTCCGCTATTCTTTCTATATTTAAATAATAATTTTATAGTCAACGAAAAATTTTGTAATGTTAAAGACATTGTCTCATTCATATTATATTGTATATCTTTAAGTAATTGCGGTATTGATTTGCCTATTAAACTATTCGCCTGCCTAATTGGCCTTATTGGGAATAACAAAATTTTTTTATTAAGTCCAATGTCTATATTCTCTGCTCTAACTAAAACCTCTCTATTACCCAAAACAAAAAGAACAGGAATATATTCACCTTTAACTTTATACCATCCATAATATTCTAACAACTCAACATCTTTCATTACATCATCTGTAGAAATATTTTCCACATATGATTCTCCGTGTTTTGCTTTATGTTCATCTTTTTTATTTTCATCTATTTCAGGTAAAGAGGTCTTATCCAATTTATCTAAATTAATATAAACATTATCATCCATTTTAAATCTTTTAACAATCTTCCTAACAAAAAAATCAGTATCATCTATTGACTTTGCCATTGTATCAAACCATACATCATACCAACTTAACACATTTACATCTATTCTTAATAATTTATTCCCCTTAAATATTGGCCTTGGTTGCAACCAACAAACTCTTTTAACTAATGCATCTTCTAAAAAATCCCTTGATAATTCGCCAAATTTCATTTTATCTAATTCTTTTTGTAACATTTCCTGTAATGACTTTTCTATCTTTTTAAAATTCTTATCTTCAATATATATCCTTAAATAATTTTGCTCACCAAAAAATGTTTTATATAATCTTGCCATTATCGTCTGAACAATTGTATATATATAAGGAACTCTTATTTTCTTTTCCCAATCCTCCTTTAAATCTATATTTTTATCTATATTATTATATAAGTCTATTTCCTCATTTATATCATTATCAAAAGAAGTACGCAAACCATCTAAATAACTAAACCTATCAAGTAAAAATTTTTTAATATTTTCTTGTTCTTTATCTGACAATTTTAATATATTTTTATTTGGCATAACTTCTCCTTGATAATAATCTTTGTTTATCTATAGCAATTATCCTCCTATATTCTTCATTACCTCTACCTATATGATTATAAATCTTCAATTTCTTATACCTTTCTTCCCATAATTCTTTTACCCTATTCTCCCTATTCTCCTTGCTAATTTCACCAAATACACCTTTAACAAACTTCTTTAAAAAAACTGTGCCGTATCTCATACAATCCATACAATCATTATCTTTATCAATAGGTTCTTCCTTATATGATAACTCATCAAAATTCTCAAATTGTGGCTCTTTCCAATGATAAATGTCTATTTCTTTTAATGTATTTTCACATTTCCCATCTATAAATAAATGGGTCTCATTATCTTTACGAACTGTTAAAAATGACTTTACAATCTCTATCCCATAATTTATTGCATTATTTGCCGCTTCAACTTTTATACCAAAATCTTTCCATAAAATATCAGCAGGAGATGTCCCAGATGTTTGTTCTTTTGCCTTTGATTTTGGGTCTATTAAGATTTTGTAATATTTCTCTAAATTTAAACTGTTCAAATATTCCCCTAATTCAAATGTTCTTATATTTGTTTTATACCATTCATCATATACATATATGTTTTTATAATCAGTTGCCATCTTTAATACAACTGTAGGATGTGTTATTCCACAATCAATAACCAAAATCTTTAATAAGTTATCATCTTCTTTACAAAATGATAAATCTCTTTAATATGAATATGCGGATTAAATTCAGGATATACTAAACCAGAATAAGTATCAAGTTTCGCATATATATATCTATCCATCCAAGATTTTGAATGTATTAACTCTAATCCTTTTATATATTCTTTTGTTATTGTAGGATTATCTTCTGTCTTTAATATCCAATATGCAAACATATCATCTCCACCTTCTTCTTTACCTCTCATATAAGTCTTCCATAACCATTTCCTACCTTCAAAATTGGCACATATTATACTTGAAAAATATTTCGCTTTAACATTTGGTGGATTTGTCAATCTTGTATATAAAAAACTTATAACATCTGCATATCTATCCTCATCAGGGTCATCAACTAAAAAACCACACAAATTCATCCCTTTTAATTGTTCTCTCTTTAATGTTAATGGCCTAAATCTCATAACTGTCCCACTCTTTAAATATAAATCGTGTTTTGTCTTATCCCACTTAATATAAGCATTAGCATTATCCGCTATTCTCAATGCATCTTTTTCAATATTATCTTTTAAACTATCCCAAGTGTTCCTGAATACAGCAAACTCGTGATTCGGATTATCAAAACATATAAAAAACGCCTCGTGAAGAGCAGGATATGTTTTACCACTTCTATACGCACCTATCAATAACTTATGCATTGCTTTACTTCTATGAAATTCTTCTTGCTTCTTGTTTATAGGTTCATAATAACTAAAATCGACGGGTTCATCCTTTTTTCTCAACGCCTTCTCTCCTACTTAATTTGTTCGTAACTACTGTTACTTGTCTCCTATCTGACATATCTATTAAAACAGGTGATAAAAGCCCTTGTAATCTTGCTATCAATGTATCTATTCTTCTTAACTCCTTCCATAATTCAACCTTTTCTACAATCTTGCTTGTTTTACTTAAAATTACCTCTATCTCTTGTTGCCTCATCTTTAAACCATCTACCATACTACGCAATTGAACATCAGGGTCAGGCTCACCTAATTGTGTTACTACCCATTTTATTATTCTGCTTATATGATATATACTATATTCATATTTCTCCGCTAATTCCTTCTCACTTGAATGTCCTAATACATATTCTTCATATATTGAAAAATATAACTTTTTTGTCCCTTCATCTTTTGGCTCTAATGTCTTATCACTGTTATATTTGTCAGGACTTAATATCTTCAATTTATTTGTCCCCATTTATCTCCCTCACAATTAAATAAATTGCTCTATCTCTATCTTCTCTTTTTATATTCTCATTGATATATTTTAAAACATATTCATATTCTTCTTTTGTCAATAATTGAAAAAATTGTATCTTCTTTGTATCTATATCTATATTAACTCTACTACGATTACCTAATATCTCATCTAATCTTCTCCTTGACACAGGCATCAAAATTGATAACTTATCATAACCTATTTTCTTTTCTCCAACTCTTTATATAACTCATCTCTTCTCTCTTTTATAGTTCTACCATGCAACTTGTTTAAAGTAGCAATTAAAATATTTTCCGTATCTTTATCTATTTCCCAAACATCACATTTTGCCTCTTTATATCCTAACTCCTCTAATATTGATAATCTTTGATGCCCATCTATAAGAAAATATGTCCCATCTTTCCGCTTATTCACTATCAATGGCGGATAATTATTCTCCTCTATTATTAGTTTTCTTAATTTATCAATTACCTGCTTTGTCATTATATTAGGATTGTCTTTATTCTTTATTATCTTACTTATTTCAATATTCATAATTGCTTATCAAAACCTCCTTACCATAACTTAATTCATTACCACTATTTACTGTATATATCGCATCAAACCTCTTTATAAAATAGTCTTTATATAACTCATTTATAAAATCACAATCATTGTAACTTATTAAAAACTTGCCCTTTATATCCTTTATCTTATTATAAAAATCTATATGCTTATCATCATTTACCCAATCCTTTCCATTTATATAATAATCTTCTCTTTTTATATAATATGGCGGGTCGCAATAAAAAAATGTGTCAGGACTATCATATAAATCTATACATCTTTTATAATCTTCATTTATAATTACAACATCACGAAGTCGTAAAGACGCCTCTATGATTCTTTTTACATCTATTTTTTTTCTATTATCAGGTCGAAAAAAACTCCGTTTCATCTTCTCCCCTGAATTTAATTTACCCCCCCATCCAAAAAATTTCATATTTATATAAAATTTGCCTGCTCTCTCAATATCATCACCTTCTACCTTTTGATATGATATTGGCATCCTCTTAATGTATAAATATAATTTTTGATAATTATCTTTTACCTGTTTCATAAAATTATATAACGCTTCATTACTGTCATTATATATCTCTCGGTAAGATTTCTTCTTCGTAAGTAATACTGTTCCACTCCCACCAAATACTTCAACATATGTTAAATGATAAGGAATAGCCTTTAGTATATTTCTCATTATATTTCGTTTACTACCTATGTAAGGTATCAAATATGACATATACATAATATATATAACCACTTTTCAAATGTCAAGTTTTTTGTGAGTTTTTTTGCGAAGAGTTGCTAAATTTTTTTTCCAAGCCCCTCGTGTGCGTGCGTTCCTTCCCTCTCGTATACGTGCGTGTGTGCATATGTGTATATGTGCATATGCATAATGCGTGTATGTGTGCGTGTGCGTGTGCGTGCGGGCTGACAAATGTATATAAGTAAACAAGCGTGCGTGCAAGCGTGCAAATTTCCTTCATTATATATATATAAATAATATATGCAGTTCGTAGAAAACTTCTTAAAATATTAAGAAAATAATTAAAAATAAAATAATAAAATAATAAAAACAAAAAAAATTTTTTATTATTTTTAGAGGGGTGTATATGACTATATATATACACCCTTCTGAAAACATACAAAATTTTTTTTAAAAAAAATAAAAATATTTTAAAAAAAATTATTTTTAAGGTATTATTTTTTTAAAAAAAAATATCATACAAGTAAGAATGAATGAAAATTCATTCAAATTTAAAGAATAGGAGGTATATACAATGAAAAAGTATATTGTAACAAAAAACTTGACCGAAGCCCAGATTGCGGCTTTGAAAAAAGCCGGTATTGACCTTGAAGGAGGTCGCCAGGTATCAATACCTGAAGAGGTTGAGAAGCCAACAGTTGACGGGTTATATATCCAGGTCAATGGAAGATTATACCATCTAACAAACACAAAATGGGTTAATGTAGAAAAAGTGACAGCGAAAATAACAAAGCATCAGACAGCACAAAGAAGAGCTGCATAGTAGCATAGTAGCATAATAGACAGGGATGTAACAATCCCTGTCTATTATTTTTAGTTGTATTATATTATTATATTATTATAATAATATAATAGA